ACAATAGAGTTTGAATTTGCTAACGATAAAATACAAAATATAAGATAGTGTTTATATTAGAATTATACATAAAAGACGAAAATGACGCTGATATCCGAGTAGATATGTTTAAGGATGAATCTGTTTCTATTACACAAACAATTCAAGATGCTAGAGATATAGGTTCTGTATTTACAGATTTTACAAGAACTTTTAGTTTACCTGCATCACAAACTAACAATAAAATATTTAAGCATTATTATAAGTCAGATATTGTAAATAGTGAAAATACATTGTTAAGTGATTTTGACGCAAGAAAAAGAAGATCTGCTAGAATAGAACTAAACCAGATGCCCTATAAGAAAGGTCATATAAGGTTAGATGGTGTGAATATGAAAGATAATAAACCTTATACATACAGGGTTACATTCTTTGGTGAAACAGTAAACTTAATAACTTTAATGGGTGACGATAAATTAAGTTCTCTTAATTTAGCGTCATACAACACAACTTATTCAGATGCAGAAATAAGAACTAAACTAACTTCTGCAATAGGAGATATTATAGCTCCTCTGATAACACATACAAGAAGACTTGTTTACAATTCAGATGACAACACAGGACACCCTGTATATACAGGTAATATAGATAACATAGCAGTTCAAAATTCAACTAGAGTAGATGATAACAGAGCTTTGTTTATGAAACAATTAAAATATGCTATCAGAGTTCATAGAATTATACAGGCTATACAAGAAAAATATAATTTAACATTTTCAACAGATTTCTTTAACACAACAAATTCAGCTTATTATAATCTTTATTTATGGATGCATAGAAAGAAGGGAGATTTAGGAACAGGAGAGCAAATAGAAAAATTTTCTACCTATGTAGATGGATGGAATGATGAAGTAAGTGGACCAATAGAAATAAAAAACGATATCTTAACATTTCCTTCAACAGGAATATTTTTTAGTAGTTGTGATTTAAAAACATTTTGTGTAAGTCAATCTTCGGTTTATGATGTTCAAATACTAAAAAATGGAATAGAGTTTAAAAGAGTAAATGATATAACAGGAGATACAACTATAAATTTAGATAATATTGTTGAACCTGTTGAGCCTGGAGATTATAGTGTGATAATATATGTAAAATCATCTGATGTTGTTTTTACTAATATACAATGGGATGGATCATATTTTGAAACAGTATTTGGCAGTGAAATTACATTTACTTTTGATACTTCAGACGTAGGTAATTTTACAGCTACTGCAAGTTCAGACTTTATAATATCTAATCAAATACCTGAAATGAAAAATATTGATTTTCTTACAGGTTTATTTAAGATGTTTAATTTAACAGCTTTTGTTGAAAATGACGGAACAATAAAAATACAAACATTAGATTCTTTTTATTCTACAGGGACAAGTTATGAAATAACAGAATACATTGATATGTCTGAATCGGCAGTTGATGTTGCTTTACCTTATAAAGAAATAGATTTAAGATATCAAGGAAGAGATTCTTTTTATTCTAAAACACACGAACAAATATTTCTTGAAGAATGGGGTACAGAAAGATTTCTTGGATTTGAAGAAGAGATTGATGGAGAAATATACAAATTAGAAGTTCCCTTTGAGCATCATAAGTTTCAAAGATTATTAGATTTAAACGATGACTCAAATACTACTATTCAATGGGGTTGGTCAGCAGATGATAATCAAGAGTCTTATATAGGTAAACCTTTATTATTTTATCCTGTAAGAATAACAGGTGGAGATGAAATACAATTAAAAGATTCTAGTGGATCTGCATTTACAACTACCCAAAATTATATTGTTCCTTCTAATTCTGTTGAGTTAAACAATACATCTCAATCAATAAATTTTAGAGCTGAATTAAATGAATATACAAATACTACATCAACAAATGGATTATTTAAAACATATTACACAAAGTATTTGACAGATATATTTGATGCTAAAAACAGACTTACTAAGGTTACAGCATTCTTGCCAGCAGAAGTTTTAATAAACTTCACGCTGGCTGATAGATTTGTTATCAATCAGAAAAGTTATAAGATAAACTCAATAACTACTGATATGTATAACGGTAAAAGTGAAATAGAACTATTAAATGACTTCAATGCTTAAGAATATATTAGATTTATTAAAACTAGATAATTATTATGGAGTTTCTCCATATATCGATATAGCTAAGGGTAAATATGAAGCTCCTAGCAATTTAAAAGAAGCAATAACAAAACATAAACGAAAGATAAATGGCTAAACAAGAATATGTATTAAAGGTAGTTCTTGACGATGGAGAGTTAAGAGTAAAAATACCAGGAATAGTAAAAAGCACAAATGATATGTCTAAAGCTTTTGACAATGCTACAAAAAGCAGTCAAAAGTATAATAAAACTGCAAAACAAAATAAACAAGTAAATGATGATATGATTTCATCTGCAGGTCTTGCAGGTGCAACACTTACTGAATTTGGTAGAACAATATCAGATTTACCTTTTGGTATTACAGCGATTACAAACAACTTATCTCAATTAGGTACGTTATTTACAACATTAGTCGCTAAAACTGGAGGTACAACAAAAGCTTTTTCATTATTAGGTAGACAGTTAGCAAAAGGACCTTTAGGAATCATCTTAATATTTCAAGTATTAATATCTCTTTTACAGCAATTCCAAAAAGATATTGTAGGATTTTTTAGAGGTGTTGAAAAAGCAAGTGAAGCAACTAAAAAACTAAGATCAAACTTTTTTGATTTAACAGAGGAAATAAAAGAAAACAATAAAGAATTAAGAAAACAAGATAAAGAAACACAAAAAGCATTAAGAAGATTAGAGAGAACTGCAGAAATTTTAATAAAGAATAGAAGCAGTCAAAGAAACGCAAACAAAAGTGTAGAAGAGTTTAATAAAGCTAACCAGGCTAATATAAATTTATTAAAGCAAAGAACTGAAATAGTCAAAGCTTTAGGTATAGAAGTAGACGAAACACGATTATTAGAAGAAGGATATATACAATCTTTAATGTCTGGATCACAAACTTTAGAAGGCGTTTCAGAAGAATTAAATCAAAGAAGAATAGATTTAGAAACTCAAAGAATAAAAGGGGAATCTAGTGATGTTGAATTGTTGGAAGCAGAACTTCAATTATTTGTAGATACAGAAAAAGCTAAAAAAGTAAAAGAAGAAGATTATATAAAGTCTGAAGAATATCAAGTTTTAGTCGCTAGAATAGCAAAAGCTAAATCAGACGCAGCTAAAAAAGCTTTAAAAGAAAACCTTGAGTTTGAATCTTTCTTAGAGGTAAAAGAAATAGCAATGTCTTTTGAAGAAGCCTTTGCTAATTACTTTGATAGATTTGAAGAGCCTTTGACTGTAATAGAAGACTTTTATGATGATGGAATAGACGCTTTATTAGATTACAACAAATTTAGAGAGAACTTTATAGAAAAAAGTGAGCTTGAAATAATAAAAATAATGGAAGATCAAGCTTTAGCTAGACTTCTTGTTTTAGCACAAGAGAGCGAAGGTCTTGTTGATTATGAAACAGAAAAGATTTTTATAATAGAGTTTTTTGCTAAGAAAAGAGATGAAATTATAAAAAAAGAATCAGAGAGAAATAGACAACAACTTCACGATGACATAAGAGAATTGCAGCAAATGTTAGGTCAACTTCAAGACGTTATGAATATGATGACCGATGCTGAAATCAGCAGAGAAGAAAGAAAAACTGTAATGCTTAATAATCAGCTTGCAGAAAGATTGAAGAATGAAAAACTATCTGCTGAAGAAAGAGAGAGAATAAATAAACAGATAGAAGCAAATGAAGAGAAATTACAAAAGAAAAGAGATGAGATAGCTGAAAGAAACTTTAAGTTGCAAAAAGCTTTTGCTGTAGCACAAGCTGCGATAAATACAGCTTTAGCTATATCAGATGTATTAGCTAGAGAGCCAGGAGGATTAATTAAAAAAGGTGTTGCTGCAGCTATTATTGGTGCTTTAGGTGCTGCTCAAATAGCAGCTATATTATCAACTAAGTTTGTACCTACAGCTTCTTCTGTTCCTTCAGGTCAAGCAGGATCTATGGGTGCAGGTGCTGCTGGAAGTGATAGGCAAGATCCTATATTCAACATAGTAGGTACAGGTCAACAATTTCAATTATCTCAAGCAATTGCACAGAGAACTGGAGAACCAGTTAGAGCTTATGTTGTAACAAGCGATGTAAGATCTGGAATATCTCTTGAACGTAATATAATTAAAGGTTCTAAGCTAGGATAATAAACAAAACAAATTAACTAAAAAAAGATTTACTTATTATGGAAGAAATAAAACTTGTCGAATTAGTTATAGACGAAGAAAGTGATTTTGCAGGAATACAGGCAATTTCTATTGTAGATGAACCTGCAATAGAAGAAGATTTTGTTGCACTTGCATCACACGAAATAAAACTTGCTGAAGTTGATAAAGAAAAGAAGATCTTAATGGGAGCAGCTTTAATCCCTAATAAAAAGATATATAGATCAAATGGAGAAGAAGAATATTATATTTATTTCAGTCAAGAAACCGTCAAAAAAGCCTCAGAGCTTTTTTTGACTAAAGGTAATCAGAATAATTCTACTCTAGAACACGAAATTGAACTTAATGGGCTTTCTGTTGTAGAATCTTGGATTGTAGAAGATGAAAAACAAGATAAATCTAGAAAATACGGTTTTAATGTACCTGTAGGAACCTGGATGGTATCTATGAAAGTAAACAATGATGAAATCTGGGATAATTATGTAAAAACAGGTAAAGTAAAAGGTTTTTCTATTGAAGGACACTTTGTAGATGCAATAAAAGAAGATAAAAAAGAGCAAGAAGCACTTTCTTTACTGGAAGAGCTTACAGATGTTTTAGACGTTGAACTTGAAACGTATGGTGACTATGGAAGTGGCGTTAGAAACAATGCTAAAAGAGGTATTGAACTCAATAAGAAGGTCAATAATAAGTGTGCGACAAGTGTAGGTAAGATTCGAGCTCAACAATTAGCTAGAGGAGAAAAACTATCAGTTGGAACAATAAAAAGAATGTATTCTTACTTGTCTAGAGCTGAAACTTATTATGATCCAGGAGATTCTAAAGCTTGCGGTACTATTTCATATTTATTATGGGGTGGAAAAGCAGGTTTAAATTGGTCAAGAGGTAAATTAAAAGAGTTAGGAGAGTTAAAATTAAAATCTATGGTTATAGATGAAGAATTTGCTATTATAGATGACAGATTAGCTTTCTCTAGTAAAGAAGCTGCAGAAAAAGCAGCTTTAGATCTTGGCTGTAAAGGATCACACGAACACGATTACGAAGGTAAGATTTGGTATATGCCTTGTGAAAAACATTCATTAAAAGATTCTTGTCCTAAAGGATTTGTAAAGAAAAATGGCAAATGTGTAAAAAAGACAGATAATTATGCAGAAGTTGGACCAAGAGGAGGAGTAAGAAAAAGTCCTAAAGCACCTAAGTCAGACACACCTAATAAAAATCCAAAAGGTAAAGGAACAGCTAAAGGTGATGCTTCTGGTAAAAGAGGAGCTAAGGTTTCTGCAAAAGATAGAGCATCATTACAAAAAAAAGCTGATGACTTTAACAAAAGATATAAAGAAAAGCTAGGTTACGGTGTTACAGTAGGAATGTTAGCTTCTGTGTTTCAAAGAGGACTAGGAGCATTCAACACAAGTCATTCTCCCAATGTAAAATCACCCTCACAATGGGCACACGCAAGAGTCAACGCTTTTATGTATTTAGTAAGAAATGGTAGACCACAAAATCCAAAGTATACAACTGACTATGACATACTACCCACTAAACATCCTAAAAGTTCTAAGAAATGAGAAAAAAAAGATTAACCGTGAGTAGAACCAGTCCGCGTTCTTCAAGACGCGGCTGTTTATGTGCAGATGGTAAAACATATTCAAGAAAATGTTGTAAAGGTTATTTGATCAATCAAGGTATTGGTAAAATTTGAAAATACAACAGACAGATAAATAATTAATTAACTATATATATTTTATTATTATGAAAGCAAGCGAAATCGTAGAAAAATTCAAAAACGTTCTTTTGAATGCTAACGAAGAGCAAGTACAACCTGAAATGGAAATGGAAGAAAAGTCTGACATTGAAGTTAAAGAGGAAGAAGTTGTTTTAAGTGAGCAAACAAAAGAAGTAAAAGAAAGCGAAGAAACAACTGAACTTTCTGAAGAAGTCGAAGCTGGTTATGGCAATAAAGATGGCAAAGAAATGGAAGAAATGCCTAAGCCAAAAGAATCAGACTTTGTAACTAAAGGAGAATTAGCAAAAGCTATTGCAGAAATAAAAGCAATGGTTGCTAAACTTTCTCAAGAAGAAGAAGCTAAAGAAGTTCCAGAAGAACTTCAAGCTGAAGAAAAACAAGAATTATCTGCTCAGGAGCCAGAGGTTGAGCCAATTAAACATAGCCCTGAATCTGAAGTAGGTAAGAAACAAGAGTTTCTATATGCTCAAAAAAGAAATATGAGCACTAGAGACATCGTATTTAACAAAATATCAAACTTTTAATATTAAATAATTATGGCTACTACTACAAGTATAACTACTACTTATGCAGGCGAATTTAGCGGTAAATATATATCTGCTGCTTTATTATCGTCTCCGACAATCGAAAATGGAAACATTGAGATTAAACCAAACATTAAGTACAAAGAAGTAATCAAGAAAGTTGCAACTGATGCTAACGTAATTAAAGACGCTACTTGTGACTTTACAGATACTGCTACTGTTACTTTAACTGAAAGAATCCTACAACCAGAAGAGTTTCAAGTAAATTTAGAGCTTTGTAAAAAAGACTTTGTTTCTGACTGGGAAGCTGTTCAGATGGGATATTCTGCATATTCAAATATGCCTCCAAAATTCTCTGATTTCTTAATCGGACACGTTGCAGGTTTAGTTGCAGAAAAGAATGAGCAAAACATCTGGGGAGGTGTAAACGGAAACGCAGGAGAATTTGACGGATTCACAGTATTAATGGCTGCTGACTCTGACGTAAATGATGCTGCTAATGGTTCTGAGACTTCTTTCTCAAGCTCAAACATCGTTACATTATTAGGAAATGTTGTTGATTCTATACCTTCTGCATTATATGGAAAAGAAGATTTAAAAATTTATGTACCAAGAGCTGCTTTTCAAGCATACATTAGACACTTAGGCGGATATGCTGCTAACGGTGTAGGTGCTGCAGGTTACGAAAACAGAGGTAATCAATGGTACAATCAAGGTAACGCATTATCATTTGATGGCATCGAGTTAGTATTAGCTCCAGGTATGCCTTCAGATCATATCGTTGCTGGACAAAAATCTAACTTATATTTCGGTACAGGATTAATTTCTGACCACAATGAAGTAAAAGTATTAGATATGGCTGACCTTGATGGATCTCAAAACGTAAGAGTTGTAATGAGATTTACAAGCGGCGTTCAATATGGAATTGGAAGTGATCTAGTATTACTTACTTTAGCATAATAAATTATTGTATAATCGATGGGCGGGATTACCGCCCATTAACTAAAACTATTATAATATGAGTTGCGATTTATCACAAGGAAGACAAAGACCCTGTAAAGATTCAGTAGGTGGATTGAAAGCGGTTTACTTTCTAAACTATGGAGAAAGTGCATACGACGTTTCTTTTGATTCTACAAATACAGATCAAGTTGACGGATTTGGAACAGGATTAACTTGTTACAGATATGACTTAAAAGGCAACTCCAATTTAGAGCAAACGATTGTATCTTCAACAGATACTGGAGGAACGTTTTTTGAGCAAGTTCTAACATTGGTTTTACCTAAACTTACTGTTAAAGATCATAAAGAATTAAAATTATTATCTTTCGGAAGACCTCACGTTATCATTAAAGATAACAATGACAATTATTTTGTTGCAGGTCTTGAGCACGGTATGGATGTAACAGGAGGAACAATTTCTTCTGGATCAGCGATGGGAGATTTAAGCGGATACACATTAACTTTAAGCGGAGGCGAAAGAGCTCCTGCTAACTTTATTGATGTTACTGCAGAAACAGATATACAATTAACATTTGGTGATTCAAGTACAATGACTGTTAGTCCAGGTTCTGCTGCAGATGTTGATGTAGATGATGATCAATCTGGAATACCAGGAGGAGGAAATTAATGATTTCATAACCTTTGTAAAAAGCCTCGCATTAAGCGGGGCTTTTTTATTAAAACACTATTGTACTTTTTTGATTATCTATATATGATAGTATTACAACCTATTACAACTTCTCAAACGTTACAGTTTGTACCAAGATCTTATAAACAAGATAGTTTAGTACAACTTGTAATTACAGAAGACGGTACAAGAAAAACAGAAACCTTAACAGGTTTAACTGCAACGTATACTGGTAACTTTATAAATTTACCTTGTACGTTTAGCATATTATCAGAAGGTAAGTTATATTCTATTGAACTCACTAGGTCTGGTAATTTATTATATAGAGATAAAGTATATTGTACTTCTAAAACAGATAGAACAATACCTCACACAATAAATACAGGTAAGTATGATGAGCACACTGCATCTCCTACAGGACAAAAATACATAACAATTTAATATGGCAAGAAGAAGAAAAACACAAGAGTTCAAGGACAATATTAGAGTTGTTAATTTACAAGGATATACAATTCCTGAAATAAAGGAACATTATAAGAATGATTGGGTAACTTATGGAGAAAACAATGATTACTTTGACAACCTAATAGACTTGTATTTAAGCAGCCCAACAAACTCTTGTTGCGTCAACGGTATCGTAGATATGATTTATGGTAGAGGATTAGATGCAACAGATAGTTCTGAAAAACCTGAAATGTATGCTGAAATGAAACAGCTACTAAAACCTGATCAAGTTAAAAGAGTAGTAAATGATTTTAAATTATTAGGTCAAGCTGCAATACAAGTAGTATACAACAGAAATAAGACCAAGATTATGAATATACTTCATTTTCCTATGGAAACATTAAGAGCTGAAAAAGCTCAAGATGGGGTAATAAAAGCTTATTATTATCATCCTAAATGGTCTGAAATGAAAAATACAGATAAACCTAAAAGGATTCCTACATTTGGAAATGGAAGAAGAGGTGATTTAAGAGAGCTTTATATATGTAAACCATATAGACCAGGCTTCTATTATTATGCGCCTGTAGATTATCACGGATGTTTACAGTATTGCTCTTTAGAAGAAGAGGTATCAAACTACCACATAAACAACATAAAAAACGGTTTACAACCGTCTTTACTAATAAACTTTAACAATGGTGTGCCTGATGAAGAGGCACAACAAATTATTGAAAGAAAGATTCAAGACAAGTTTGGAGGAACATCTAACTCTGGTAAATTTATTTTAGCATTTAATGATGATCCTGATAGAAAGGCAGATATCGAACCTATACATTTACCTGATGCTCACGCTCAATATCAATTCTTAGCCGATGAAGCGAGAGAAAAAATAATGTTAGGTCACAGAGTCGTTTCTCCAATATTGCTTGGTATAAAAGACAATACAGGCTTTGGGAATAACGCAGAAGAGCTTAGAACAGCTTCAATCCTTATGGATAACATTGTGGTCCGTCCATTCCAACAATCGCTCTTAGAATGCTTTAAAATGCTTCTAGAGTTCAATCAGATAGATCTTAACTTATACTTTGTAACTCTGCAACCAATTGAGTTTACTGAATTAGATAATATTCAGACTAAAATTAAGAGAGAAGAAGAAACAGGTGAGAAATTATCTGCAATAGATAAAATTAAGAACATATTTAAACCAAAAGAAGATGAAGGCACTATTCATAACGACTGATGATCTAAGAAGAAAATCCATTATAGGTGGAAATGTAGATGCTGATAAATTCATTCAGTTTATTGAAGTGTCTCAAGATATACATATTCAAAATTATTTAGGTACTAAATTATATGATAAGATATCTACTTTAATTACAGGTAATACTATAGATGACGCAGGTAATTCAGATTATAAAACTTTATTAAACACATACATAACACCTATGTTAATATGGTTTGCTCAGTCAGATTATTATATGTTTGCATCTTACCAAGTAAGTAATGGAGGAGTATTTAGACATCGAAGTGAGTCATCAGAGACTCCTTCGATGCAAGAAATTAAATCTCTTGTTGATAGCTCTAGAGATAAAGCTGAGTTTTATGTACGTAGGTTTTTAGATTATATGGATAACAATAGTAATTTGTTTCCTGAATATAATGAATCTAATGAGGATGGTATGTACCCAGATAAAAATGAGAATTTTAATAGCTGGGTATTATAATGAGAAAACCTACTTATAAACCAAAACAAAAGAATATTGTAAAATTGAAATCTTTTATAGAAAAGATTATGCAGAAAGATAACAAAACAAAAAAATAATTTATGGGTACTACATTAACAGGAAAGGTAATATCGGCTACCTATGATGCGTTACTCAAAGTAACAGATAATGATCCAATAACATCAACCGCAAAACAAATTACAGACGGATTAGGAAACAATACACCATTATATATTTCTTCAACTAGAGTAGGTATAGGAGTTACTCCTACAACTACGTTTCACGTTTCAGGCAACTCTCAAATAGGAGGTAACTTAACTGTAACAGGAGATTTATTAGTTGAAGGAAGTACAACAACAATTGATACAGAAACATTAAGTGTTGAAGATCCATTGATTATTGTTGGTAGCAATAATACTACAAGTGACGCAGTAGATCTAGGGATCTATGGCGTCTATGACACTTCAGGATCACAGAATTTATATGCAGGTATATTTAGAAGAGCTGCAGACAATAAATTTCATATATTTAGAGATCTACAAATAGAACCAACAACTACAGTAAATACAAGTGGAACAGGATATACAGTAGCTACTTTAGTTGGTAATTTAGAAGGTAATGTTACAGGTAATGTTACTGGTACGGTTAGTTCATTATCTAATCATACAACAAGTGATTTGGCTGAAGGAAGTAATTTGTATTATACAGATGCTAGATTTGATACTAGGTTGTCAAGTAAGGATACTGATGATTTGTCTGAAGGAGCAAGTAATTTATATTTTACAACTGATAGAGCTAGAGCTTCATTTAGTGGAGGTACAGGTATAACAATAACAACAGGTGTTATAGCAATAGATTCTACAGTAGCTACATTAACAGGTTCACAAACACTAACTAATAAAACAATAGATGTAGATAACAATACAGTTTCTAATATAGAAGTAGATAATTTAAAGTCAGGTGTTTTAGATACTGATTTAACAAGTGTATCTGCATCAGACGATACATTAGCTTCTGCTAAAGCAATTAAAACATATGTAGATTCACAAGTAGCAGGAAGCGATACATTATCAGAAGTATTAGCTAATGGAAACACTACAGGAGGAACGGATATAGCTATTACAGCAGGAGATAAAATAACTAATTTTACATCAACAGGTATTGATGATAATGCTACTTCAACAGCTTTAACAATAGATTCATCGGAAGATTCAGTTTTTACAGGGAGTGTAGGTGCAGCTTCTTTTGGATTAGGAGAGGGTACAAGCAGTAAAATATCTTGGTTAGGTAGTTATGGAAACTGGAGAATAAATATTAGTGATAGTGCAAATCAATTAGTCATACATTCAGAAAGTGATGTACAAGACCATTTTACAGTAAAAGGAGGTGGAACGATACAATTAAACAGATATGGTTCTGGTAATAAAACAGGAACAGCAGCATATAATTTATCTGTAGATTCAAGTG